GCAAAAGGAACGGTCAAATGTAAGAAGTGCGAAGTGCGTCTGCCGAGAATATATAGTCGAGTCAGCAAGGCAATCGAAGCATGGAACAGGAGGACGTGAAAATGATGTGTGCCGACGGATGCCCGATGAAGCTGTACTGCCTTCCGCATCTGAACGATGAAACGATCGTCGGATGCACCATGCCGGAATACAAGGCGGGGCAGATATCACGGGCGGACATAGTCGTGTGGCACAGGATAAAGGAGGATAAGAATGACCCTGGAAGAAGCAATTCGCCACGCCGAAGAAAAGGCTAAGTGCGGTGGGCGGTGCGGGGAAGAACACGCGCAGCTTGCTGAGTGGCTTAGGGAACTACAAGAACGGCGCGCCGCAGAACCAGAAAAACACACGGAAGAACGCGCAAAAACGCACGCGTGCGATTTGAGAAGATATGCATTCGGAAACGATGAGTTTAACTTAGAAGACGCATATCATGATTGCAAATTGGTTTTTGATGGAATTACAGATGATGATTCGTTCCAAGAAGCCGACACAGGGTTGATATTGTATTATGCGAACGAGATCATTTATGCATTACACGAAGCATTACAAGGCGATGACACAAATGTCCTCAGCAACGATAGTATCAGCAGGCAGGAGGCGATTGATACGCTGACCTCCGGCGTTATTTTGGTAACTAACAATAACGTCGATGCCGTGAAAAAAGTAATGGAGTTATTCATAGACAAAATTAAGAACCTGCCGCCCGTCCAGCCGAAACGGAAGACGGGGCGGTGGACGCAGATATCTCCAGCCGGAATATACGAATGCTCTGAATGCGCACAGATGGTAATGACGAAAGACATCGGTTGCTATAGGTATTGCCCTAACTGCGGAAGTTTTAATGGAGGTGTGGAGGATGAAGCTGATTGATGGTGATGAACTTATGGAGCGTGCATACAGGGATAAACTTGACAGCCGTGAGTTAATAGCTGACATGGTGAAGAATGCTCCGGCTGTAACAAGTGCCATTGAAATGGAAAAGGTGTGCCAAGAACTGAGAGCGCATATTGAATATCTGAGCAGGCAGAACAATATGATGAAAGGTGAGATCAAGGCATTGGCATTTGCCGTAAGGTGCAACGGAGTGTCCGGGAATGAGGTGCGGTATGAGGATGATTGATGCGGATGCAATGAAAGCCGACCTACTGACGGTTGACCCGCAGTACGAAACCATGATTGCATGGTGCATTACCGTTTTGGATGCACAGCCGACCATCGAACCAGAGCGGAAGACGGGAGAGTGGCATAAAAGTGAAGCATATCCACACCATCTTTATTGTTCTGCTTGTTACAGGACAGCATTGCCAAATTATGAGTATATGGAAAGATGGGGACTATCCATGAACTACTGCCCTAACTGCGGCGCATACATGGAAGGGGAGAAAGATGAATGATACCAGGGCAAATGTCGATATATGATTATCTGGATCGAGAGCCGAAAAGGAAGCGCGGAACATGGGAACGGATAAAGACCGGCCCTGATATAGATTTCAGGTGTTCGGCTTGCCATCGGTTCCGCTTCCATAACGGGGAGCTGAGAAGATACAATTATTGCCCTATGTGCGGGGCTTATATGAGAGAGGGAATAGAATGATCAAACCTATCATCTTCATTATGGCCTACCTCATCATCGGGTGCCTCTTCGCCATCGCCACGGTCACGCTTGCGGGCGAAGATGCGGAAGAGGGAACCACGCTTGCCTTCGTGGTCTTGTCCTTCTTCTTCTGGCCCGTGATGGTGTTGTACTTTGTCGCGGCGGTGGCACTCGAACTATTCAGGAGGTTACGCGATGACTAAGGAAGAACGATGGCGCATGGAGGGCATGAGCTTTTGCCTTCGTTACCTTGACGAACACGACAACGATGTCGAAGGACTGAAGCGTGAAATCAAACGGCGCGGCGCGGGTTCTATCCCGCTGGCACTCAGCCGGGCGGACGAAAACCGTTTCCGCAAAGCTGTCCGCGAGAATTGCCTGGGTACCGTCCTGATCATGACGCTCGCGGTCCTGCATGATACCTTCGGGTTCGGCAGGATCCGGGCGAACAGGTTCAAGGCTGCATTCAACCAGGCGGCGGAATATCTGCAGGATGACTGCATTAACTGGACGGAGCTCAGACAGGGAATTGAGAAACGCCTTGGCATGAAACTTGGTATCAGATGGGCGAACGGGCATGAGGTCGGGAACCCGTCGGAAAGGGAGAAGGTATCATGACGAACAAGGAGATATGCGACATTATCGGATTGGCGGCGGCGCTGGAGCAATCAGCGGAGGAATGCTTTGAGTTCGGACATGGATTACTAAAATGCGCTCGCATCCTTCGCGGAGAGAACCCAACGCCGGTAGCATTCGATGAAACATGGAAGAACGTAATCGAGGAATACGGCGACCTTTTGAACAGCGCGGATGTCGCCGGGCTCAAGCCTGACTTGAACCTCATGTACGAAAAGAGACAGCGATGGATAGAGAGACTGCAGGAAGCCAAGAAGGAGTGACTACGATGCCCACGGATTACCAGAGAAGGAAGGACAAGTACATCTTGCCGCCAGCTGTCTACCACCAGACTCTCTGGCAGATCCGAGACTACCACCGGCTGAACGAAGAGTACGCGTCGGTTGCCGAAGAAAGCCCGGGCCCGTCGGACGGGATGCCTCGCGGGAAGGGCGGCACATCTGATCCGACATTCCAGAAAGCAGTTAAGCTCGAACGGATCGGACGCATCATCTCAGCTATCGACACCGCCAAGTCAATGATTCCGCCGGAATACAGAGAGGGCGTGTGGCGCTCGGTGATGTACCGCGAACCGTATCCATTCGACGCGGGCCGGGCAACCTATGGAAGGTGGAAGAGCTTCTTCGTTTACACCGTAGCAGAGAAGTTGAAATTCATTTAAGTTGAGACACCGGCACAAAAAATAAGTGTTACCATGATAGTGTGGCAAGGTGGGAACAAAAGCGGGCCGATGCTCCCGCGCCTCCCCAGCTCCCGCCCTGCCGCTTTGCTTGTGGTTCATGGCCTTAGCCGGGCTGCCTACTTCAAACCTCCTTTCTGCATAAGCGGCAGGCGTAAGCCGCTATATAAATTCACCGGGCGGGGCTGATGAGGTCCCGCCATTTTATTTAACCGATGACGGACGAAGAAGCATACAAATATTACAACTGCAAAAGGTGGCGGAAGAAACGACAGGAGATATTGAAGCGCGACCACTGGGAATGTCAGCGGTGTCTTGCGCGGATCCGGAAGGCAGCCGAGACCGGGGAGATATTGCAGCCTGGATACAGACGGGTGAGGCGTGCGGTATGCGTCCACCATATACTCGAGGTCAAAGATTATCCGGACCTGGCATATGATGACGACAACCTGGTCAGCCTTTGCCACAGATGCCACGATGAAGTCCACGGACGGAGCGTGGAGGATTTCAAGCTGTATCGGTACTCGAGGAAGAAACCGCTCCTCACGGAAGAAAAATGGTGACACCCCCGGTCGAATTCTCGGAAAATTTGGCCGGAAGGAAAGCGCGGCGAAGGTTCTTAGATCTGAGGATAAAAACCGCCGTACATGGGAATTTTCTGAATTATGCATACAATTACTATCATTTGCGGCCTGATCGGCGCGGGAAAGAGCACCTGGGCGGCGCGTCACTTTGAAACCTTCACGGATCTTGACACAGTGCCAGGCTGGCAGAAGGCCGATCAGATCCGGAAGACGCTGGATCTGGTTGAGGCAGGGCATGACGTGGCGCATATCACCTGCTATCCGACGCAGGACGAAGAGGTGGCCTTCCGGGACATGCCGGTTGTCTACGTGTGGGTGGACACTCCCCCGGCGGTCTGCAAGAAGAACATCCTGAAGCGCGGGAGGCTCAGGGACATCCAAAATCTGGCAAGCGTGGAAGCGGCTAATGACCGGCTCTATGACCGGCTCATATCTTCCAGGCTGCCGTTCAGAAGGGTAAGCGTATTCGAGAGCAACGAGAGGTGGTAGAAGTGACAGAGCATGATATCAGGCAGTCGCTGATTGATCAGCTTCGGCAGCAGGGCAAGGAAACGCCGTACACGCTCGACCTGGTTGAGAGGTACATGTGGCATTGGAAGGCATCGCAGGATCTGCAGAAGGATGTAGAGAAAAGGGGAGTCAAGGTATCGAGCTTCAACACGAAGGGCTTCGAGGTCATCAAGGACAATGAGAGCCTCGAGGCAATCAGAAAAGAGCATATCGAGATGCTCAAGATTCTGCAGACGCTGAAGCTGCAGGAGCCGGTGAAGCTGTCAGGCAATAATGATTATCTGTAAAGAAATCAACGACTACATCCAGTATGCCGAAGACCACCCAGCGTGGATAAATAAGGACCGCAAGCTCCTGATCAGGAACATCGTCAAGCCGTTGCTCAAACGGGACGATGTTTTTTTTGACGAAGAAACCTTTCAAAACTGCATCAGATACTGTGAAAGCAACTATTACCCGCTCTTTCCGTTCCAGAAGTTCATCTATGCGTTCGTGTTCATGTATACGGACAGCACGAAGACCTTCCCGCTGTTCCGGAAGTTCTTCATCATGATGGGCCGCGGCAACGGCAAGGACGGGTTTATTGTTCCGCTTGCCAATTTCCTGCAGACGCCCCTGTATGGCG